CGATCCCGTGCATTTGCTATTGAATATAAAGCACCCATTTTTGTGTATTTGCGTTTCTTACACATAATCTAACCACTCCTTAATCGTAAATAATTCAAAGCCATTTAGTTTGCTTTGTTTTTCAATTTCTACTTGATTTCTATCTAGGTCTATCAGCAGTTCAATTACAGGTCTACCATTATCAAGCCACCTGATGACTGTATTAGTTTTAAGACCAAAATACTTAGCACATTGAGCCTTACTGCTGAAGTGTAGTTCTTCTTCCGTTGTAGGGTTATAAGCTACGACCTTTATAGCTTTTTGTGTTGCCATTGTTTAATCCCCTTTCTATAAAACAATATTATCAAATTACTTTATATTTGTCAAGAATTAACTTTAGACCTCTTCAATAAATTCCAAGTATCTTTCATCAATTTAACATTGTGTTTTCCATTTGTATCTCCTTAATTTCTATAAGACTATAATATCAAAAAAAGTTCACACTGTCAAGCATAAACTTTATTTTCAATTATTCTTCGCCTTTCCATTGTTTGAAATCATCAGCTATATCTTGTGCAAAGCTCATAATGTCGTCAGCAGTGTATTCTGTAAGCTTATTCTCGTTACTTAAGTTAGCAAGTTCTCCTGCATAGTCTAAAGCCTTGTTACGGTCTTTGTCGTAGCTTTCACCCTCTTTCTTGCCAGCTCTCACTAGATACTTTAATACCTGCATTGTATACCAGCCTGCAAGCTCTTCATAGTTAAAATGATGTTTAAAGTATTCGTTAAGTTCCATACCGTATTCATTGGCATAGTGCTTATTTGTACCATAATTCATTAGATGTTACCCCCAATCCATGCAATAAGCAACGTCGCAAGCATACCTATCCAAGTGATAGCGATAAGTGTAAGGCCGACACCTGCAACCATCATTAAAGTTTTTACTGTATCTTTCATTTTGTTCTCCTCTATTTATAACTCTATTCTATCAAATTGCTTTTACTTTATCAAATATTAACTGTTTTTAACCATAAATAATTTCTCATTTTCTTTTTTGCTTCTTCCACTTTGGAGAGTGCTGCGCGCTTTGTCAAAAGAATATACAGCTTCAAAGCGTTCATCTGAAATTGAATAACTTGAAATTATCACGATGTTATTTTTAGCCATTACAAATGCCCAGTCATAAAACTCTTGACTATCGAATTGATTAATATAACCTTTTTGGTGACTTCCTTCATAAGGGGGGTCAAGATATAGAATAGCTCCAGAAACATCACTAAAAGCATGATAACTTTTGCTTGTAGCTTTTATTTTATTTAATTTTTGAAGTTGTTGAATTCGTTGAAGTTGTTCAAGTCGTTCAAGTTGTTGAAGTCGTTGAAGTTGTTGAAGTTGTTTGTACTTTTCAATCGATCTCTTATATGTTTTGGTCTGTTTATAACCACTAAAAACGTCATGCTTTTCAATTATTTCTTTAGCTAGATTATATTTTAAATCTGAAATTTCTTTAGAATATAAATAATCTCTCTTTTTATTACCGAAAGAGTTAATCAGCAACTTCAAAAAGTCATCTGTTGTCTTGTTTTCTTTCTCCTTAATCTCGGTAAACTCTGTACGTGAAACAATAAGGCTTTTAATCCACTCACGGTCTTGAGAGATAACTCGTTCAAAAGCGTTGGTTATATCCTTGTCTAAGTCGTTATAATATACTTCTAAGCCATTTAAAATACATTCGGATGTAATTGCTCCGCCTCCTCCGAAGATGTCGTATATCGGCTTGTCTGTGCCAAAGTTCTGTTTGATAATCTCAACTATTTTCTTGCTTATCTTTTTCTTGCTTCCTTGGTATGGTAATCCAATAGGTTTACCTTTTCTGATTTTCTTCTCGTCTAAACTAAGCATTATTTATTGTCTTTCTAGTTTGGTAAAATTTATTCCAGTTTTCTATAAGTTCCAGCAACTTAGGTTCATCATATTCGGTAAATAGTTCAACCTGTGATGTAAACCAGCAGTGTAGACAGCGATCGCAACTATAACAGATGTTCACGTATCCTCTACAATCTTTGCAAACTCCTAAACCATTACTCATTGGTATATCGAAGCAGTGGCAATATCTTTTGTCATTAAAGTATTTTTGTTTCATTGTTACCTTTCTAGTTTATTCTATACCTTATTATAAGCTATTTCTTTTTATTTATCAAGCGATAAGTCCCATAGACTACTAATAAAATAATTGTTATTATAAATAGCGGTGGAATGAATACAGTTATCGCAAACCAAACAATAGATATTAAAGTATAGATCATGATTTTTAGTATTAATTTACCAGCAGGAGTTTCTTGAAAGGTTATATCCTCATCTAATGATGAATCATCTTCTTTCGAATTGCCGTAAAATATTTTGTCTTCATTTACTTCGTACTTGTTACCGCAATAATCACATTTACCATTAGTGAAACTTGAAGACCCACAGGTTACGCATTGTATTAAAATCATTTTATTACCTCCTTTCTTTAACTATATGTATTATTATATCAAAAAAGCTCTAAGCTGTCAAGCCTAAAGTTTTTATTCTTAATATTATTGTTCTTTCAATTTATTCTTGAACCAAATGATTCGTTCTTTGAACCAAGCGTCAACTCCTTCAGGACGTAGCCATTTACCTTGTTTAACTCCATTCTTTTCCATGAACTCAATCACTTTAGTTGGAGTTTCTGGTTCGTCCCACATATTATATTTTGCTGAATGGTATTTACTAAACATTTCAAGCGTTTCGATGTAGCTATCTTTCAGAAGTTCCGTGTCAAGCAATTTTTGGGCTTTCTCAGCACGTTTAGCAAGTCGTTCGTTAACTTGTTCCAGTTGTTCCTTTTGTCGCTGTAAGCTCAAATTATGGTTAATATAAGCAATTTGCTGTGCATGTCGTCCAAGTTTGCCTTGTGTATTAAGCTCGATCAGTTTAGCCATTCCCTCGCCAAGAATTTCATCAGCCACAAAGTTATGTTTATATTTTTTATTTGTGTTGCGTACATAGTTGTCAAGCGTTTGTTTAATTTTAAGTTTTTTGTGTAGCTCTCTTAATGTTGTCAATTTAATACTCCCTCATATATTTTACCAAACTTTAAAGCGTTAATTTTAACTAACTGCTTCAATTCTGATATAAATTGCTGTTCTCCGTCAAAGTCAAATGGCATTGATACGTTTTCCTTGATCCAAGCGAAAGCTCCGTCAAAGTCTTGTCTTAATAAGCTCATTTTATCCACGATGTCGATAATTTGCTCTCTCTCTTCTTCTGTGTACATGTAACCACCTTTCTAGAAAGGAAGTTCTGATTCATCAACTTCAACAGGTTCAGAACCACCAAATAAGTCTTGTTTAGCTTGTGATTGACTACTATTATCATCAGTGATAAATACTTTTTCAACCGTAGGGAAAACAAAGTTATAATTTACGTATTCTCCTGATTCCTTGGCTTGTACACGACCGCTGACCGTTACTGTGTCACCTAATTGAATGAAATCAGGCAAGAAAGCCGAACCGTACGCAACTTTTACGTTAGATCCCTTTTCTTTTTCAAATAATGGGACTGAAATAATTTTCTTATCGCCTTTTGCTGTACTTACTGTACGTGTATTTTTTTCATTCGCTTGTGCTGTTACTGTGATGATTGCCATTTAATTATTCCCCTTTTTCTGTTTCTTGCTGTGCTAACCAAATCTTCATGATGTCGGTAATTTCTTTTTTAGTCTTATTTTTCAAGCTGTCAATATTTTGGTATCCTAGTTGTTCAGCTCGTTTTATAAGTGGCTGAATCTCTCTAAGTCGTTGTTTTTCTGCTTCAAGCTCTTTTTGTTCTTCTGTTAGAACTGGTAAATCTTCATTTGCATAAATATATAGCCCTAAACCATGACGAGCAATTGCCTTAACTAGTCCACGCTGAATGGCTTTATTTACGTCCATAGAAGTCAGTTTTTCAACTGGGATAGATTGGTTACGATAGTCCATTACAGGCAAGTATTCAATGTGCTCCAAGCCCTCAATAGTCATACCAACCTTAACCCATGCTGTGCGACCGTCTGTGTGATAATTTAACCCTTGTTCATTTTCATAAACTTTACTGTTAGCTTCAGGATATACTTTTTTAACTTCAGACCATGCATATGCCCAACTAAGATAATCTAAATTATTCTTTTTGCTTTTCTTATCATTTACATTAATAACGCTTAGTTCTTCAAATACACTCATTCGATAACCTCTTCTCTCCAACCTTGGCTTTTAAGCTCTGAGGCTTTTGTCAAATCAGATTCACTAGATAAATAAAACTCCGAAGCATACTTTTTTGACAAAGTGTGAAAAGCATGCCCAAAGTAAAGTTTACCTTTCTCGCTTGCATGATTTGCTTCATTAAATTCTAAATACATTACTGACACTTTTTCCTTTGCTGTATCTGAATCTTTCTCTTTTTTAAGTTTTTCAGTAACTTTTTTCACAACTTCTTCTAGCTGTTTTTCATCAAATTTAATATTAATTGTTTCCATTTACTCCTCTTTCTACAATGAAGACGTCGCCTTGTCTTGTAATTTCAATATTATATTTAAGCATAGGCAGGATCCAACCTTTACCCCAATAGCTCCATAATTCGCTTATCAAGCCATATAAGCACTCGTTAGGCTCTGCCCTATACTTTGTTTCGTTCATTTCCTCAAGCTCTTTAGATAGCTTTCTGACACCTCTAGCGTAATGTTTACTAGCTTTTTCTTCTGCCCTTAAACTTTTGTAGTTGCTTTTCATATATGAACTTTCTAATATCGTCTTTCTGCTGTTTTTCCTCTTTATCAGACCAACTAACTTTTTGGCCTTTTCGCTTGCCACTTTGATAAACTCGTCTGTTATCATCAGGAAAGCCATTTTTTTCAAAGTACATTCTAGCATATTCAAAGTAATTTAAGCTGTTGATGTACTGCTGACTATCCTTTTTGTGATAATTAAGAGTTATCGATCGTCTTTCAGCTAGTGATTCAAAAGATGTTATCATACTTCTTCTTCAACGAAACCTAAAGCTAACAAAGCTTTATATTCCTCGCTCCCCTCTTTAACTTCAAGAGCATCTTGCTCGAATTTTGTTAATTGTTTAGACTGTCCAGCATAATATAATGCAGTTCCTCCGCTACTATCAGAAAAGTTATAAAACTTAAATTTAGGTTCAATAACTTCATAACCGTTAATGACAGCTTCAACCATTTTCAATTGCTCGTAACACTCAAAAGCACTACTTGGACATTTATCGCCGCCTATCCAATTGTATCCATAACCAAAACGAGTGATGTGACAAAGCGCTCGTTTTTTGTTTATTTCATCTTCAAGGTTTCCAAAAGTTTCAAGATAATCAGCTTGTTTTTGCGTTAATTTGACTACCATTTGTTAGTTCTCCTTTATTTCTATATATACTATTATACCAAAATTAATTATCGTTGTCAAATATTAGATGATATTTTTTTATTTATTTCTACTTTTAATTGTAATGCCCTAATCAATGCACGCTTAGAATAATCATTTTCGCAAGCTGCATGCAATTTTTTCGACTGTCTGACTAGAAATTCAGCACGTCCAAGCCATACTTTGAAAAGTTCGTCATTATGCCATTCTGCTTTTACCATTTCATCTAATGCACGATATAACCAACCGTACACTTCAGCGTGTAAAATAATAGCTTTGTTCTTGTAGTCGTTCATTGAGTTCATTTTTTGCTCTCTCTATTAATTTAAAGTCATCACTGTATAAAACAGGTTTTGAATATTGTTCATTCATGTTAAACCTTGAATAATAGTCATAGAAGTATTCATTTACTTTTTCATGGTAATAAACAACGTATTTTTTATCACTCATTTTCTGTTACTTTTCCTTTCTCTTTAGCTAAGTCTAAGAAAGCCTGTGCCGATTCTTTCGTCGTTTCGATTGGAGTTTCAGCCTTTACTTTTTCCACTAGTTCGCTATCTGGTTCTTTTTTTGATTTATTGACGCAAGTGAATACTGAATCAACGTATGAAAAGTTTAAATCATCGTCAAACTGATATCCACGCGCTTTGACTGATAACTTAGAGAAGTCGTTATGCTTGCCACGTTTAGGGCTTAACATTAACATAAATTCTGCCCATGCTGTTAGAGTAGAACCACCCAAGGCGTCACTAGGCTTTACCATATATGCTTTATCGTCCATTGAGTTTGCATAAGCTGATTTGTTTGCATGAGCTACTAACAAGAAAGTAACGTCTTGGAAAAGTAACTTTAAGCGTGTAATTCTCCTAAGCATTGGTTCAAAGTCTTTACCGTAGATAATGTCTCCATTTCTTAGCATTGTCATTAAATTATCCAAGATCACGAATTTTATATCATTTTCTTTAATGTATTCATATAATAAGTTCATGTGGTGCGAATCATCAAGCATAAACTCTCCACCTGTCAAAAAATGTAAGTCTTCTGGTGCATTATCTTTATTTCTAAGCCTTTTGTTTAACTCTCTGTCAGTATCTTCATTGTCTATGTATAGTGTCTTGCTTCGCTTTGTATCATAACCAAAAAAAGGTAACCCTTGCGATACCATTAAAGCCATGTGCATTGCTAGAGAGCTTTTAAATGACTTAAATGGAGCTACAAGTATTCCAGCTTGTGAACTTGGCATTAACGTATCAATAAGCCAGTCATCTTTTAAATTTATTAAGTCTTCACGCTCTTTTAAGTGCTTAGCTGTCTGTACTTTATCAAATAAATTCAATTTTCATGCCTCTCAATTTATAATCTTTTTTTAATCCTACGACTAATGCCACCTGGTTTTTTCTCAATTTAGTCACTAGTTACCTCCATTGGCTCTGATTCTACGCAATAAACTTTGAACGGTTTTTCTTCTTTTGCTCCATTTCCGAAAAATAGCTCCCATTGATAATTTAATAAAACACAAGTCTTAATAGCTTCGTGTTTTTTTGTATAAAGAGATAATCGTTTTCCGCTATAATTTTTAGCCACTGTGTCTTTATCAGTTGTTAGTGCCACATAGTAAATTTTCATTTATTTCTCCTTTTCTTATATCATGATATCAAATTATTTTATATTTGTCAATACTTAATTCCATTTTTTTCTTTTATGAATTTGTTTATACTATCTTGATTTAATCGTTTAGATATTATTTGAACCAAGATAAATCAATTTCATTAGCTAAATCAGCAATTTCTTTCAAGGCTTCTTCGTCTGTCATGCTTTTTAAATCACATTCTTTAAGTTTGCGTTCGATTTCATTAGCTGTTACAATCGCTTCTTCTAATGATTGAGTTCTAATAATATTTTTAGAAACTTGTTCTTGTTTAAGACGAAGTTTTTCTATTTCATCCGTTGTTTTGGGTTGTTCGTTATTTAATTTTTCTCTTATAGCGTCATCTTT